AATAGCCCCCCACATCTCTATTTATAATGAGCTCATGGGAGAACGGTGGGTGGGGCTTCAAAAAATACACGAGTCATTTTATGTGAAGGGTGTAGTACAAGGAGGTGTAGATGTGGAAGAAGAAAAAGTTGACATGCGTGAAAAAATAAGTGGTCAAGAACTTATTGATAAAAATAAGAAGATTACAAAAGAAACAAATAAATTAAAAAAATTATTTAAAGAATTACCAGAAAATAAAAAGAAAATGGCAGAAAAACTAATTGAAAATGCTTCTTTTATGTCTATAACACTTGATGAACTTAAAGAAGACATAAAAATATATGGTGTAAAAGAAACATATGTAAATGGTAAAGATCAGTTTGGTTTTAAGGAATCAATAGAAAGTAAAACATATAACACAATGGTAAAAAATTATATGAATATAATAAAACAATTAAATGATATGTTGCCGGAAGATAAAAAAATAAATGAGGATGATGAATTTGAACGATTCAATGGTTCTCTATGACATATATTGAAGACTATTATCAATTCTTGCTTAAAAATCCAGATAGGGCTTGCTATAAAGTTTTAACTACATATAAGAAACTTGTAAAAGATTTATATAATCCGAAACAAGTTTCTTTTTTTAACGAAATAACAGAGGAAGAAGAAACACATACATATATATTTGATGAACAAAGAGGAAACAGACCAATTGAGTTTATTGAAAAATTTTGCAAACATTCGAAAGGAAAATGGGCAGGAAAACCTGTTATATTGGAATTGTGGCAAAAAGCCTTTATTCAAGCATTATTTGGATTTGTCGATAAAGAAACAAGATTTAGAAAATATAAAAAAGGAATATTAGATGTTGGAAGAAAAAATGGCAAATCTACAATAGATGGTGGATTGGGGAATTACATGTTAACGTCTGATGGTGAAGGCGGAGCGGAAGTTTATTCAGTAGCTACTAAAAAGGATCAAGCAAAAGTTGTTTGGGAAGAAGCTAAAAGAATGATAAAAAAAAGTCCCGTTTTAGCCAAAAGAGTAAGATGCTTGGTAAATGGCTTATTTTATGATAAAACAGAAAGCTTTTTTAAAGCGCTTGCATCTGATTCTAATTCGCTCGATGGATTAAATGCTTATTTTGTAATATGTGATGAAGTACATGCATGGAAAGATAAAAATTTATTAGATGTTATGTATGATTCAATGTCTGCAAGACAACAACCTCTGCTTTTAGAAACATCAACTATGGGAACTGTTAGAGAAAGTGTATTTGATAATGAATATGAATATGCTTCTGCAATAATAGACGGATATGAAGGAAAAGAAAATGGAATTGTAGATGAAACAGTTTTAGCAGTAATATATGAACTTGACAGTCCTAGCGAGTGGCTAGATGAAAAGAAATGGTACAAAGCAAATCCAGGATTAGGAACTATAAAGAATATTAAAGACTTGAGAGACAAAGTAAATAGAGCCAAAAATAATCCAACAGAATTAGCCAATTTGCTATGTAAGGACTTTAATATTAGACAAAATGAACAAGATAAATGGTTAAAATTTGATATTGTAGAAAATAAAGACACATATGAGGCGGAAGATTTATTTGATACATATGCAGTTGGTGGAGTTGATTTATCAAGTACAACTGACTTAACGTGTGCAACATTGCTTATAATAAAAGCAGGTCAAAAATATGTGTTGCAGCAATATTTTATACCTAGTGAAAGATTAGAATTTAAAATAAAAGATGATAAAATACCGTATGATAAATGGGAAAAAAGAGGTCTTGTAACTGTGTGCGAAGGAGCGAAAGTCAATTATTCAGATGTAACACAGTGGTTTCTGAAAATGCATTATGAATTTGATATTTCTGCATTATGGATAGGATATGATCCGTGGAATACACAATACTGGGTTGAAGAAATGAAAGAACAAGGTTTTGAAATGGTAGAGGTAAGACAAGGTGCAAAAACAATGTCTAATCCGATGAAACAGCTAGAAGCGGATTTAATAGAAAAGAAAGTTAATTACAATAATAATCCCGTTTTGAAGTGGTGCTTGTGCAACACAGCAGTAAAAAGAGATGACAACGATAACATAAGACCGGTCAAAGGTCAAAAACAAAGAGCAAGAATAGATGGAGCAGTAAGTTTAATAATAGCTTACTGTGTTTTATTTGAAAAAATGAATGATTATTTAACACTACAGGAGGAATAGAATGAAGAAAGAAAAAAGAAGCTTATTTAACATGATATTTGGAAATAAGATTCAGAAAATGGTAAATGATAGCACATTGAAGTTGTTAAGCGGATACAATGCAACATATTCAAACATATCAGATGAGATAGAAGAAAATATAATTGCAAAAGAATGTATTCATGTTATAGCTACTCATTGTGCAAAAATGATGCCTAAACATTATCAACAAAATGGCGATGTCAAAAACCATATACAGGGAGCAATAGATTATATAATAAGCATTAAACCAAATCCATATATGACTACATATGATTTTATATATAAAACTGTAAGTTTGTTGTTAGCACAAAATAATGAATATATTTATATAGATATAGATAGTAATGGAAATTTAAGAGGACTATATCCTTTAAACCCATTATTCTGTACTCTTGTAGAATGCAACAATGAAATTTGGTTGAAATTTCAGTTTTTAGATGGAAACACATATTATGTGAGATATGATAGAGTGATTCATCTAAGAAACTTTTATGTGAAACATGATTTTTATGGAGAAACTAATGAAACATTAAAAGGTGCTTTGGAAACTCAAACAGTAGCGGATGATGGAATAAAAAATGCTATTAAGATAAGTGCATCACTGAGAGGTGTTATAAAAGCTTCGCAAGCTATGTTGAAAGATAAAGACATAGAAAAAATGAAAAATGATTTTGTGGAATCGCTATTATCAAGTACAGATGGGATTGGTGGATTGGATGCAAGACTAGATTTTAAAGAAATTAACTTAAACCCAGTATTACTTGACAAAGAACAACTTTCAATAGTAAATGGAAATATATATAGTTATTTTATGATTTCGGAAGAAATTATAAAAAGTAAATATACAGCTGATGAATGGAATGCTTTTTACGAAAGTGTATTAGAGCCGAAGGCTATTCAAATGGGACAAGCGTTCACTAATGCTATATTTTCAGAAAGAGCAATAAAAGCTGGACACAAAATTGAATTTTCTGTTAACCGAATAAAATATGCAAAAACTGAAACGAAAATAAGTCTTATTAAAGAAGCAGGAGCGTTAGGATTATTAACAGTAGACGAAGGACGTGAAATATTAGATTTACCAGCAATTGGCGGAGAAGAAGGAAATAAGAGGTTACAGACCTTAAATGTAATAAATGCAAATTTAGCAGATGAATATCAAGGAGGTGTAAAAAGTGGAAAAAGCGATAAAGGAAATGAGAATTAGTGAATTAAGAGCATTGCAAGAAGAATCAGACGATATGATAATTGAAGGATATGCAGCTGTATTTGAGCAAGAAACAAATCTGGGATGGTGCAAAGAAATTATTAGCAGAGATGCTTTTAATGATTGCAATATGTCTGATTGTGTATTTAAGTATAATCATAACGACAATTGCTTAATACTTGCAAGAACAAGAAATAAAAGCTTAGAGCTATTAACAGATGAGAAAGGGCTAAAAATAAGAGCTAAATTAATAGATACAACACAAAATAGAGACATATACAAAATGATACAAGCAGGATTACTTGATAAAATGAGTTTTGCGTTTTCTGTAAGAAAACAAGAGTGGGATTATGAGACGGATACAAGAAGAATTACTGAAATATCTCAATTGTTTGATGTATCTGTAGTTGATGTTCCCGCCTATGATGGAACAGAAATATATGCAAGAAGCAAAGAAACTTATGAAGAAGAAAAAAGAAAATATCAAGAATTTAAGAATGAAAAAGAAAAATTAAAATTATTGTTAAGTTTATAATCTCGATAAAAGAAGTGGTGGTAGAACTGCTTCTTTTTTGGTTGGTAGAAATCAAATAGAGTCTTTATAAAAACGGTGGTAGAACTGTTAAAAATTAAATAGGAGGAATTAAAAAATGACTTTAAAAGAATTAAATGAAAAAAAAGAAGAATTAAGAAAAAAATTAGAAAATGCTAAACCAGAAGAATTAGCAGAAATTAGAAAAGAAATTGAAGCATTAAAAGATGTTGAAATTGAAGAAGAAAAAGAAGAATTAGATGAAAGAAGCTTATTGAAAGGAGCAATTGAAGATTTAGAAAAAAGAAGTATAAAACCTTCAAATGCAAAAATTATTGAAAAACCAAACAAGGAGGAAAGAAAAGTGGAAGAAAAGGAACTAATTGAACAAAGAGCAAAAGATTTAAAAGAAGGAAAAACTGTTAAAATTGCTTTTGACAACGAAGAGCAAAGAAGTGTAACAGTACAAGGTGGAACTATATTAGTACCTAAAAAATACAAAAATGAAATTTCAGAAAACTTCAATGCAGTATCTGGAATGGTCGATATGTTAAATACTGTTCCGTTAAATGGAGGAGATTCTTACAATGTTGCTTTTGAAAAAGGATATGGAGAAGGAGATTATACTACAGAAGGTGGAGAGTATAAAGATATTGATGTTGAAACAGATTATGTTGAAACAGGTAGAGCAAAAATAACTTCATACATAGAAGTAACAAAAGAGGTTAAGAAATTACCAGCAGCAGCTTATTTGGCATTAATCTCAAAAAGAGTAACAAGTTCAATCAAGAAAAAAATTGGTGCACAAGCAATAGTAGGTGCTGGAACAACAAATACAATAAAAGGTATTTATAATGCAGATACAAAAGTATTACCAACAGGAGATGGAACAAGTGATATAACATTAACTGGAATAGATGCAGATACATTAAATGAAATAACATTTGCTTATGGAGGAGATGAAGATGTAGAAGCACCTCAAACATTAATATTATCTAAAGCTGACTTGAAGGAATTTGCAAAAGTAAAAACTACAGACGGAAAATTTGTATACAGTATTACAAAAAACGGAGGTAGAGGAACAATATCTTATAAAGATGGAGGATTAGCAGTACCATTTGTTATCAACTCAGCTTGTAATTCTATTTCTGCAAAAGCTACAACAGCAGAGAAATATACAATGATATATGGTTCTTTAATGGACTTTGAATTACCTGTATTTTCTGATTTAGAAGTACAAGAAAGTACAGATTATCAATTCAAAAAAGGTATGATTTGTTATAGAGCTGATGCAATAGTTGGTGGAACAGTATCTAAATATAACGGATTTGTAAGAGTAAAAAAAGGTACAGCTAGTGTCTAAAGGATAAGGAGGCTATATGGAAGAGTTAATAAGATTAACAAAGCAGTCATTAAGTATAATTAGTACAGCGAGCTTAAAAGATGATGAAATTGAGTTGCTTATAAAAGCGGGGATAGCGGATTTGAAAAGATTAGGAATAAATGCATCAGATATGACAGAAGATAGTCTGATTCAATCTGCTATTATTATGTTTGTAAAATCTAATTTTGGAAATACAGACATTAAAGAGAAGGAATTAGCACAAAAAACATATAGCCTTTTGTGCAATAATTTAAGTTTAAGTTCTGAATATAAAATAAAAGAGGAGGTAGATGACAATGCGTGATATTAGTTGTAAGTTGTTATCTACAACTTTAATAACAGATTCAATAGGTGTACAAAAAGAAAAGGTAGAAGAGATTGAAATTCCAATTATAAAAGTTGAAGATATTTACGAAAAAGAGTTCTATAGAGCTAATGAACAAGGATATAAACCTACTTTAAGATTAAGAATTAGCAGCCTAAACTATAATGATCAAGAAGAGCTTATATACATGAATAAAAAATATTCGATTATAAGAAAACAAGAACCCACAGCAGATGAATTGATATTAGTTTGCGGAAGGAAAATAAAGAATGTCAAATAGTATAAAACCGGAACAATTAGAAGAAGAGATAATGAAATATTTGCAAGATTATGAAGAGGATATAGAAGATGGTGTAAAAGAAACTACTGATACTATAACCAAACAAGCAGTACAAGAGCTAAAGAAAACATCTCCGCGAGGAAAAGGAACAAGAAAAAATCCGTACCACAAAGGTTGGACAAAACAAAAAGGAAAAGTAAGTAACGGTAAATATACTGTAAAGATTCACAATAAAACAAATTATCAATTAACTCATCTTTTAGAGTTTGGACATGCTACTAGAAATGGTGGTAGAACTAAAGCTGAGCCACACATAAGACCTGTTGAAGAAAAATACAACAAATTATATGAAGAAAAAATAACTACAGTAATTAAAAGGAGGTCTAAAAAATGACGTTAGAAGAACTCAAAATAAGATGTAAAGAAAACAATATTCAATATGCATATGGAATATTTAAAGAAGTAGTAGAGCCTCCTCATTTAGTTGCAATAACAAGAGATACAGATAATTTTATGGCAGACAACATTGTTTATAACAAAAATATACCAATACAGCTGGACTATACATATATAGACAAAGATATTGAAACAGAAAATATAATTGAAAATATTATTCTAAGAGATATTGCTTGGAATAAAACAGAAGAAACTTATTTGTCAGATGAAGAAGTGTGGCAAGTGAGTTATTTTTTTGAAATTTAAAAAGAAAGAAGGAAATAAAAAATGGCAGAAACTAAAAATAAAGTTAAATTTGGATTAAGTAATGTTTATATTGCTAAAATAACAGAAACAGAAGATGGAATAACATATGGAACACCATTTGCAATGCCAGGAGCTGTTGGATTAAATGCAGACCCAGAAGGAGATACAACACCATTTTATGCTGATAATATAAAATATTATATCGCTACTTCAAATCAAGGTTATACAGGAGATTTAGAAATAGCAATAACACCAGAAGAGTTCTTAACACAAATTTTAGGACAAGTAAAAGATAAAAATGGAGCTTTAATTGAAAGTTCAGATAATACAACTGCAAGATTTGCTTTAATGGGAGAAATCGAAGGAGACGTCAAAAAAAGAAGATTTGTTTACTTTGATTGTACTGCAACTAGACCAAGTGCAGAAATGAACACAAATGAAGATAGTAAAGAACCTCAAACAGACACAATTTCTATAACTATGTCACCAAGAAGCACAGACAAAGCAATAAAAGCAGTTATAGAACCAAGCGAAACAAACAAATCAGTATATGATACATTTTTCAAAAAAGTATATGAAAAAGATGCTACTGGAGTAGTTTAGGAGGTAATTCATGAAAACAATAGTAATAGATGGCAATAAATATGATATAGAGTGTAATGCTTTAACTTATATTCAGTATAAAAAAGTATTTAATAAAGGAATTTTTGCTGATATGGATATAATTAAAGATTATTTAATTAGACAAACACTTAAAGCAAACGAATTAAAAGAAAAATATCCACAAATGTCAGAACAGGAAATAGATACACAAGTTGGAAATTATATGAATAATTATATAGATGATTTTATTGAAGTAATAACAAGGATTGCATATATTTTAATTTATTCTGCAAATGAAAAAATAGAAGAGTATGAAAACTGGTTAAGAAAGATAAAAAGCTTTAAAATCGACGATGATTGGGTTGCTGAGGTAACGGAACTTGCCGTGGATTGCTTTTGTTGATAATGAAGTTAATGAACAATTAAAAGATGACTCTGGAAATAGTACAAAGATATTATTTCCAGAGCATTATTTTTTAGCTGCTTGTTTGAGAATAGGATTAACTCTTAATGACCTAAAAATGTTGACATACATAGATGTCATGAAGATATTTTTATCAATTACAAATGAAAACACAAAGAGTGATTCAATAAAAAAAGCAACACAAAGAGATATTGATAGATTGCTAGGATAGGAGGAAAATATGGCAGGGTCAATTAAAGGAATAATAGTAGAAATTGGTGGAGATACATCAGGTTTACAAAAAGCTTTAAGTAAAGTAAACTCTGCTACCTCTAGTTTAAGTAAGGAACTTAGAGGAATAAATTCTTTACTTAAGCTAGATCCGAAAAATACAGAATTAGTAACACAAAAACAACAAGTGCTATCAGAGACAATAAAAGATACAGAAAATAAATTAAAATTGTTACATTCTACATATGATAGAGCGGTAGAAGCGGAAGCAAATGGAAGTAAAATATCAGAAGAAAACTGGAGAAACATACAAAGAGAAATTATTAATACTGAAAACAAGCTAAAAGCATTAAAGTTAGAAACATCAAATTGGACTAAGGCTGGAAAAAGCATAGAAGAATTTGGAGAAAAAATAACTAAGGTAAATACAAGGGTTGAGAATTTAGGAAATAAACTGACAACAAGACTTAGCTTACCAATTGCTGGTTTGGCAACAGCAGGAATTAAATATAATGCAGATATTGAAAAGTATACTAAATCTTTTGAAACATTTTTAGAAAGTGCAGAAAAAGCGGCAAATGTAGTAGAAAAAATAAAAAAAGATGCAGGTAGTACACCTTTCGATATAACAAGTTTAATTCAAGCGAATCAAATGCTTATTTCAACTAACGAAGATGCTGATAGTGCTAGAGAAACAATTTTGGCATTAGGAGACGCAATAACTGCAACTGGTGGTGGTAATGATGAATTAACGCGTATGGCTGCAAATTTACAACAAGTAAAAAATGCAGGAGTAGCAACAGCTTTGGATATAAAACAATTTGCTTATGCGGGGATTGATATATATGGATTATTAGCTGATTACACTGGTAAATCCGTACAAGAAGTAAAAGATATGAAAGTATCTTATGAAGTATTAACAGAAGCATTGAAAAAAGCAAATAAACAAGGTGGAAAATATTTTAATGCAATGTCTGATGCAAGTGAAACATTGACGGGACAAGTAAATAAATTAAAAGCAGAAGTGAAAGATGCAGCAGGAAATTTGACAAAGAGTTTAATGCCAACAGCTAAAGAGGTAGTGAATAGAGCAGAAGAATTAATAAATAAATTTAATCAGCTATCAGATAGTGAAAAAGAAAACATTATAAAAATAGGCTTAATGGTTGCAGCATTTGGCCCACTTGTAAAAATTGTAGGTAAAGTAGGAACAACTGCAGGAAGTGCAGTTAAAGGAATAGGTGTATTTTCACAAGCAATAGGAGTTATGAGAACTGGTGCAAAGTCTGGAGTAGCAGAAGTTGATAATCTTGCAAAAGGGTTAAGTATATTAACCAATCCTGCTACAATTGCAGCAACAGGAATTACTATTGCGACAGGAGTTATAATAGCACAAATAAAGAAAGCTGAACAAGAAGTGACAAATTCACTAGAAAATGTAGGAAATGGAGCTACAAATTTTATAAATGGAATCAGTTCAGCAACATCTCATTTAGATAGCTTCAATAGTACATTGTTTGCAAGTTCGCAAGAACAGGAAGATTTAAAAAAGAATATGGATGAAGTACAACAAGGTATTACAGATATTTGTAAAAGAGCAGCTGATGAAAGAAGAGGATATACGCAAGAGGAAATAACACAACTGGATGAGTATTTTAATAAACTAAGAGAATTGAAAAACAGAGAAATAGAAATTCAACAAAGTGTAGCAAACGCAATATCACAACAAGCAATAACAAATGCAGAAAGTTTTCAAGGAACATTGGAAGAATATAAAGTTCAATCACAAGAATGGATAAAAACTGCAGAAGAACAGAAAGATTCAACACTTAATATAATTAAAGATGGAACAACACAAGAAATAGCATTATTAAACCAAAAGTATGGCAAACAAGCTAACATGCAAAATGAGGCATATTCAAAAGAATATAACAACATAATGCAACATCAACAGGAAAAAATAGATGCAGCTAATAGTGAAGTTGCGAAAGTAGTAGAGGCATATTCAAATGGGTATTTACAAAGAGCTAATCAAGATAATAGTTTTTATAAAACTTTTACAGAATATAATAAGAAAATTGAAGATGAAAACCAAAAACATGCAGGAAATATAGACAACATAAATAACAATGTTCTTTTAACTCAATATAATAAAAACAAAGCTAAAGAAGATGAAAACTATAGGCATGAACAAGAAACTAAAAAAATATGGCAAAAGATGTATAAAGACATGGACGAAAGCCAAGAAGAACAATTAGGAGTTTGGCTAGCTCAAGTGGCACAGACTGAACTATATGGTGGGAAGATAGATGAGAAGACGCAAAAAATTGTAAGTTCTATTGTAGATAGCTACGATTCTATGCCAAATAAGACTAGAGATGCAATGAAAAATGCAATGGAACCGATGCTTACAGAAATGGAAAACAAAGAACCATCTTTATTTGCTAAAGCGACAGGAATTGCAGAAGGAATTTTGAGTAGATTGAAAAAAGCATTTGACATACATTCTCCTTCAAGAAAAGTTAGAAAAATCTTTAACTTTGCTATGGAAGGAGCAGAAGTAGGAATTGAAGATAAAGAAAATGCTTTATATAGTAAAATAAAAAACATATCTACTACAGCTTTAGATAAATTTAAACAGTTAGGAAATGATATACAGATGGGAGCTATAAATCAATCAGTAATAGATAATACTAAGACTGTTTTTACTACTCCACAAATAGTATTTAATGTACAAGAATTAGATGAAGCAAAATTAAATCAATGTTTTAATTATATTAACAGAAAATTTGGCAGTAAATATTGAAATTTGTAAAATATTGGTATATACTTTTCACGAAGGAGGAAAACCATGAAAAAGAAGATACTAATTTCAATAATTGTTATTTTAATTTTTGCTATTTGTCTTTTATTATTTGTTTTTCCAAAAAATAAAAGAAATAAAGGCGTTGGAACTGCGGGAATAAGCAAGAAAGAATTTGACGAAATTGTAATAGGAAAAACAACTCAGTTCGAATTAAACAAGATAATTGATAACAATGATGAATGGGAAAATGATGACATATATGCAAAGTGTGTGGAGGAGATATCAAAGTCAAAAGAAGATAAAAAGTATATATACACTTACAAATATTATGGAGAAAATGGAGGATATGCTATAATTACTTTGCAAGCCGATTACTCAAATGATTATTTTTACAATGATGTAATAGTAACCAAAAAAGAAAATTTCGGATTAAAATAAACACTCTAACAAGGGTGTTTATTTTTTATCAGATATATCTACTATTCTATTTCTAACTCCAAGTGTATCAGCATCTCCAAAAACTCTTTCTATTGCATATTGGTTTAGAATAAACTCAATTTCTTTATTAAGAGAACGACCATCTGCTTTAGCAAAAGTACGAATGTTATCTATTACTTGTTTATCAATTTTTAATGGATATTGATATATATTACTCATAAAATCACTCTTTCTAATTAAGATATCTTTATTATATCATACATATTGAAAAAAAGTCAAAAAAATTTAAAAAAAGATATTGACAATATTAGAAAAATAGTATAAGATATCTAAAAAGATATCTGAGAGATATCTAAAAGGGAGAAGGTGAAAAAATGGAAAAGAAAAAGAACATTCCATTCCCATTAAGGATTAATGAAGAATTAAAAAACTTTTTGACAATGAAAGCAAGGGAAAGAGGAATAACACGAAATACTTTAATAAGTAATTTACTGTGGGAGTATAAAGAAAAAAATGAAAAAAAAGAGAGATAATGTACGGTCGGCAAACTACAACATTATCTCTAACAAAAGAACAAAGTTCTTATCTATGAATATTATATCACGGATAAAGACTTTGTTCAAGTACCAAAATTGAAAAATTTTGAAATTGAAAGGAGTCTTTTATTATGCAAAAATTAGAAATCGAATATAGAACAAAAGAGCAAGATAAAGAAAATTATTTTAAAGATAGTACTTATTTTACTTTTACATTTAAAGATAGAACTACTGTAATAAGTATTGCACCAAATGAAACAAGGAAATTAAGCGATATTGTATATGGAATTGAAGAAGAATTACAAGATGGATACCATTTACAAAAAGACGAAAAATTTGAAATAAGCCAGTTTGATAAATATGTTATTGAATATGAAGAAAAATACAAAACAAGAATAGATAGCTTAGTATATAACTTTGTAAAAAACAATTACAAAGAGCTTCAAAAAGGCTGGATAACAGTACAAGAGCTTATATCAAGAACAGAAAATTACATAAAGGAGAAAATTAGTTATGAGTAATATATGGGGAATGTTTTTTAGTATTATTTTTCCTTTAACAATATCAATAGTATTGGTGCATATTGAAGGAGTAGAAGAAGGGAGAAGAAAGTATGCAAGAATTGACAGGGTTCAACATAGAAAAAACAACAGCAGAGATTCTTATGTTAAAAGACCAAATGGCACAAAACATTATAGAAATAGGTAAAAGACTTTTGGATGTAAAAGAAAGACTTGGATATGGGGAATTTACAAATTGGCTAGAGAATAAGATTGAAATTAGTCATAGAACAGCAAATAATTTTATGAAGATAGCAAATACATTTTCAAATTCGCAACCGGTTGCGAATTTAGGAACAAGAAAACTTCTTGCACTTGCTGGACTTGATGAAGAAGATAGAGAAGAAGTAATGAAAGAAAACAACGTTGAAGATATGACATCAAGAGAACTAGAACAAGTTGTAAAAGAAAAGAAAGAAATAAAAAAGAAGTTAGAAGAAGAACAAGAAGGTAAAAAAATAAATGAAAGTAGAAAAAGGAGAATAAAGTAATATGAAAGATTTAATGATATTTAAAAACGAAGAATTTGGAGAAATTAGAAGTTTAGAGATAGATAATGAACCATATTTCATAGGAAATGAAATAGCAATGATATTAGGATACAAAAACACAAGAGATGCAATATCAAAACATGTAGATGAAGAAGACAAATTATCTGATGTCGCATTTCACGACGGTAGCCAAAATAGAAAAATGACAGTAATAAATGAAAGTGGATTATATAGCTTAATAATGTCAAGCAAACTACCAAATGCAAAGAAATTTAAAAGATGGGTAACAAGTGAAGTATTACCAAGCATAAGAAAAACAGGAGGATATATAGCAGGGGAAAAAAACATGAATGAAGACGAGTTAATTCTAAAAGCTATGAATGTATTAAATACAAAAGTTGAGAATCTAAGAAAAGAGAATACTAATTTACTTGCAGAAAACAATAAAAAAGACCAAATTATTGGAGAATTAAAACCTAAAGCTGATTATACAGATAGAATATTACAATGTGATGATTTAACTAAAGCAAATGTAATAGCTTGTGATTACGGATTTTCAACAATAGAATTTAATAAAATATTAAATAAATTTGGTATCCAATACAAGCAAGGTAAGGATTGGCTATTATATAAGAAATATAGAGGAAAAGGATATACACAAACAAAAACATTTGAATTTACACATTCAAACGGAACAAAAGGAAGCAGAACAAGTATGATGTGGACACAAAAAGGCAGATTATTCTTATACGAGTTCTTTAAAGTAAAAGGAATACTTCCAAGAATGGAAGAAGAGGAACAAATATCAATATGTTAAAACTAAAGCATCAGTAAAACTGGTGCTTTTTACATACTTGAAAAGAGGTGTATTATGATAAGAGAATTTAAACTAACAAATGAAAAAGGGCAAGAGTTTTCATTGATGAATATAGAAAAAAATTGTCTACTAACAGACCCATCCGGCTTAGGATATAGTTATTCAACAGAATATGAACAATTAGGAAATAATTTTTTGACAAATTTAAGAAAATTAGAGCAAGGAATAATAACTGGTATTGCTAACTTTTTATATTATGACAACTTTATGGACTTTGGAAATTTTATTGAAAGTGCTAAGAAACTACAATTTGTATATAGCGTACCATACAAAAATGAGAAAAGAGTTTTTTACAGAGATGTTAATATAAAGTCGTTAGATAAAAGTGAGAAACAGACAAATGGAGTTATATCAGAAACTATTGAATTTGAATGTCTTTCTTTATGGTATGAGCAAAACGAAACTATATTCAAAATAGAAACATATGAAGATGAAATGAGATATAATTACAGATGGAATAGTAGATATATAGATTATAATACAAGAGCAATACAATTTAATAATAAAGGTCATGTAGATGCACCATTTCAAATTGAGATTGACGGGTTTATACAAAATCCAACAATCTCTATTTTTGTTGAAGATGAGGAATATGCTAGTATAAAGATACCAATAACAATCAATGAATATGAAAAATTATTATATTCTAGTAAAGTTGGTGAAATATACATACAAAAACAAAATACCGATGGAACTAAGGTTAGCTTATGGAAAAATCAATATATAGATATAACAAAGCAGAACATATTCAAATTACCACTTGGAGTGTCAGAGATTAGGCTAACCGCAGATGATGATGTATTGAACGCAAAATTAACAATATTTCCGCAATATAAGGTGGTGTAAGCAGTGAGTGTAAAAGTAACTTTTAACAATAAAGAATATCAAACAATTTATAATGAACAAAGTGGATTATATGAAATAGAATTAGAAGCACCGAAAAATGGTGGAGTATATAATGCAGAAATATCATTTAAAGATTCTATAGAAAACATTGAAACATCAATAAAAAAGATTCAAATATGGGCAAAAGAAAAAAACACTAATATCTCACAAGAAACTTTAGTGTATTTTTTAGACAAGACAGATTTAGAAATAAAAGATGTTATAGAATTTGAAAATTATGAATATGTCATAGACGAAGAAACAAATCAAAAAACAATATTTAATGTAATGAAAAAAGTTAATGCAGAAAATGGCGATATTGTTGTCTTACAAAGACATGGAAAGATAGATTATTTAGGAATAATTGAAGATTTTGAAAACACAGATGGAGAGATAAAAAGAGAAATTACAATTAAATATATTTCTAATCTATTTGATAGAAAAGTAATATTAAACAATGAGAATCTGATAAAAGAAGTGGGAATTGAAGATTTTATTGCAAAAGAGATATACGATAATTTTACAAATTCTGATGATGAATTATTGAATTATAAATGGCTTGATGTTGAAGTAAAAACGCATACCAAAATACAAAAATCTGTAGATAATGAAAATGATATTTATAATTTTCATACATTTATAACTAACTGTACTCAAAATTACAACATTATACTAGATTTTACTTATGATCAAGGAAGAATAAAATTAACAATATATAAACAAGATGCAGAAACACAATTAATAGATACAACAATACCGGATATAAGTAATTATGTAGAAAAGTTTGAAACAAGTGTTACTGCAAAAGTAATAGTAAAAACAGATACAGACGTACAAACTTGGTATTTATTAAGTGATAGAACTACAACACAAAATAAAGATGATTTAAACAGAGCAATTGGTAAGGTTGAAACAGTATACACTGCAAAATCAGAAGATGCAAGACAAACAGCATTAGATAAGTTCAAGTCAAATACGTATAATCATTATATTTCATTTAAAATAAATAGAAATAGTAAATTATTTAATGTAGACAAAATGAAAGTGGGAACAACGCTTAGTGTAAGAACTAATAATAATATAATATTAGACACTTATATTTCAGCAATAAAAGATAATGGATGTGATTTTATTGAAATAACGTGTGGAAATATGAGAACAGATTTTATAGATAAAATATTGAAAGAAAGGAATAAGTAAAATGATAAAAGGTTTTAGATTTACAAATCAGCTTGCAAATGCAGAAGTAGATGCGAGAATACATCAAGAATTTTTAAATAAGAATGATGGGATTTTTTATGGAATGGAATTAAGTCACACAAATACTTCAATAACTGTTTCAGAAGGATTATGCGAGATAGCAGGAAGACCAGTCGCAGTTATAGATAGTGAAACTGTGACAGTAGGAACAGACAATTTATATTGCGTTTTGGTTCTTGAAATAGACTTGTCAAAAGAATCAAGCAAAGACAAATTCGAGCAAGTAAATTTCAAAGTATTAACGTCTAGCATAGAATATATTTCAGTAACACAGCAAGATATTAATAAATATGCGGGAGATAAAAAAGTGTATCAACTTGAGTTCGCAAGATTTAAGACAGGAGATAGTGGAATTTCAGATTTTAATGATACTAGAAAAATATTGAATTTTGAAGGAATATACAAACAAATAGAAAAAGAGATAAAAAATATCGAAGATGGCAGTATATATGTATTGAAATCTGATTGCGTAATTTTATACGAAAGTGAAAATGGTACAACTGAAAATATAACTTTATCTGACAATTATGATGATTACAGAAAATTTGATATGTACAGCAAAGAAGGAACAATAATGACTTGTTATAATAATTCATCTACTGACGGTTGTTATATTAGTTATGCAAAAACCATTGGAGTGGACACAGTATCTATACAAATAAAAACACAGCAGATTTTTTTCAAAGATAATAATACTATAACAAGAGGAATGGGAAAAACAATAGGAATAGGTGGCTCTGGACAAGGGGTTACACAAAATATAGATGAAAATATGATTATAACCAAAGTTATTGGATACAAAAAATAGGAGAGAATTATGTCAAAAATTCAAGAAATAATAGTAGAGCCAAACAATATTGTTGTAGGCTCTACTTTTAAATTGAAAGTAAGAGTAATAGATAGTTATTTAAACAAACAAGAAAAGTATCGTGACAGAAGATTTGACGACAAATAACATTAAGAAAATTGGTAGCCTCAGAAGGGAAAATATTGGTTTCAAAAACATTAGATGAAGAAGGCGAACCAACAGTGAAGTCAAAGGAAATATATTTGGCTACTGGTGCAAGTGCTGATGATTTTGAAGAAGTAAATGATGTAGAAGAAATTACGGAGGAATAGTTGTGTATGGAAGAAAAAGAATTAATAGAGAGATTAGTACAAGTTGAGCAAAGGGCAAAATCTAATACAAAAAGATTAGATGAACATGATGAAAAGCTAGAAGACATACATGATTTAACATATGCTGTAAAAGAACTTGCAAACGAAACTAAGCATATGAGAGAAGATGTAAACAATCTAAATACAAGAGTAGTAAACATAGAAAATGAGCCAGCAAAGGACTATAAAGAAATTAAAAAGAATATAAGAAATCAAATCATAACATTTGTGTTAGGTGCAATATTGGCCGGAGTAGGTGTTATGATTTTTAAGTAAAGGAGTGATGTATCATGGAAAAAATAAAGAAAATAGCTAAATACACAATAAATGTATTAGCAATAGTAAGTGCATTAGTGGCAGGAATAAATGCTGTAGACGGTATAACAATACCACATGCAATTCAAATAGTACAAGTAATAGCTGTAGTAAACGGTGTTATAAGCACATATTTGTTGGGACAAAAAGCAGTAAATAGCAAGGAGGAATAAAAAATGGGAAGTAAAGAATTTATAGAAAAATGCAAAGAAATAGTAAAACAATATGCACTTGAACACTTAGATAAAAGTGATAATATATCCGAATTTAATGTTTTTGATGTATGGTATTGTAAAACATTACAAAATCATAAAGCATTATTAAGTACAACATTATTTGACGGAATGTATTATGAATGTACATACAACGGAGATAAGAAAGAATTATATTTCGATGCTTATAAAAAGTTTGAAAATAAATGTATTAAAATCGAGGAGGAATAGCTCATGGAAGATAATATACAAATAGAAAATGTAGAGTTCAAAGAAGAACTATATCAAAAGAATATAGCAGAAAATGATTTCTCAAATTCAGAAACAGACGGAATAGGAGATGATGACAATGCAAATAACTAAGATGTTAGTGCCAGAGAGTAAATACAATATAAAGTGTCCGTATAAAATGAACCCGGAATTTATTGTAATACATAACACAGCAAATGATGCATCTGCAATGTCAGAAATATCTTATATGATAGGAAACAACAATAAAGTATCATATCATTGTGCAATAGATAATTATAGAGTTGTACAAGGTGTGCCATTTAACCGAAACACCTGGAATGCTGGAGATGGAGGAAATGGCAACGGAAACAGAAAAGGAATATCTCTTGAAATCTGTTATTCTAAATCTGGAGGAGAAGACTTTGAAGAAGCTGAAAAATTAGCAGCAGAATATATAGCATATCTATTAAAGCAGTATGGTTGGGGAATAGATAAAGTAAAGAAACATCAAGACTTTGCAAATAAATATTGCCCACATAGGACTTTGAACATGGGCTGGCAAAGATTTTTAGACATGGTTAGTTCTTATTTAGAAGATAAACCTGTAACAGAAAATAAAAATATAGAAAGTGGAAGTGATGAACCAGTGAGAGTATATCAAAATGGAAGTACAAGCGAAAATGTTTATGCAGATACAGCTTGTACTAAAAAAATAGGAAGTTTAAATCCAAGAGAAAGTTGTGATTGTTTTGGAATATTTAATGACAGAGCAATGGTAAGATATAATGTTAGTGGAACTTCAAACTACAAAATAGGATTTTGCAAATGGCTTGGAGGAGTACGATAAGATAAAAAAATAGGCGGACTAGTATTACCTAGTCTGCCTTGTGAATTTTATTAATTTTTTTGGGCAATTTCAATAATTTCAACTAATAAATTGTGCATTCTATCAATAAACGAATGATACCCATTAGTTTGTGAATCCATTTGATTAAAAGTTTCTAAATAATTATTAGATGAATTTGAAAGTGCATTTGCAACAGGATTACTTTCTGATAGTTCATTTATAATTTCAAGTTCTATCTTTTTTTCATTTTCACTTCTTGGCGTTGAAAAATCTTTTTTTTCATAAAAATCTTTTAATCTTATATAAGTATCAAGATTCTTTTCTTCAATCATATGTCTAAGTTTCATAATTTTATTCCTCCTTTTTTTCTACACTATATCACATCAAAATCAAAAATATTGTCGAAATTTGTCAGATTGAAAAAATATAATTTTACAACTAATTTTGAGGTATAAAACTATATTAATTAAAAATAAAAATAGCTTAAAAACGATTTAAATGCGAGTTTTTAAAATGGTATTGACACGATATAAAAAAAGTGATACAAATATGGTAAATAAAGGTAACACTTGATATTATGAAGTTTTTATGGTATAATATTATGTGAATTAGAACAAAACTTTTTCTAAATAGTATTATATAAGTAAAGATTGGAATAATATATATGAAAGGAGGTATAGATATGGTTAGTAATCTTTATAAAGAAAAGGTATCTGCAATAATAGCAAAGGCAAAAGAAAGAGGTGCAATAAAATCATATTCTGAATTTTGTAAAACAAATAAAGGAAAAGAGGCTGCACTTTCAAAAGACGAAATCATTTATTATACTTCTGAAAACAAAGGAGAGACAAGATAAATGAAAAGTTTTGGAATTGGGGACATTGTATTCGTATCAAATTATGAGTATAAGAGTGGAAACGTAGGACAAAATCATAGCTTTGTAATAATAGATGATGGACAAGCTATAGATATAAATTATTTTGGTTTTTTATTATCTTCACATGTAGAAAAGGCAACATATCCTTACAATGAAAAGTTAGATAAAAATAATATAAACAATTTAAGACAAGACAGTATAGTGAAATGTGATGACTTGATTGAAATTTCAGAAAATGATATACGTTTTAAAATTGGCACTGTAACAGAAGATGATTTAAATAGATTTATAGATACATATTCAAAGTATTTAGATGAAGAACTAGCCATAAACTAGTTCTTTTTACATGACAAATTCCGACAAACAAATCGACATAAATATGTTATAATTAAAAAAAGGGGATGATAAATATGCAAGAAAACTATTTAAAATCTCTACGAATGATAAGAATACTAGATATAAAAACAGAAGATGAATACAAAAAACTACTGAAAAATTATTTATTATTATCAGTAGAAAGTTTAAAATACATAGCACAGACAGATAATTTCAATGAAATAATAGTACAAGCCAAAGAAGTCGGATAGACTTCTTTTACTAATTTCATAAAGTTTCTCATAAGAAACCACATTTGATGTATAAAGAATATAACATTCGAAATACTACAAATGAGGAGTTTTTATGAGAGTGATAATATTATTGAGAGAGGTAAGGCAAAGCAAAGACATGACATTAGATGAATTAGCAAAGATGACAAAAATGTCGAAAGGTCATTTAAGCAGAATAGAAAGACAAGAAACGCAACCGACAATCATAACTTTAGCGAGATTAGCTGCAGCTTTACATGTAGATG